ATTGGAGTTTCTCTAATCAATGCCAGAATGAATTTAGAGCAGTCTTTAGGACTGAGCGTAATCTTTACCAGTATTGATGTTATTAGTAATCAGGCAGCAAGTGTTCAAGCTATTACTTCAACCTTAGTTGACAGTCCTCTGATAATTGATACCAAATTAATTGATATAATTACTCCTGCTGAAGAAACTGTCAGTGAAGATCTATCTGCAAAACTTGATGAAGTATTAACTACTTTCCATACAGAGCAGCAAGCAGCACCAGTTGACACATTCCATGGTGGAACAGTAATTAATGTTCGTATTAGTACTCCATACATTGTTGGTATTGATTCTTCTTCCACACTGACAACATCAGCAGCAAGAGAAATAACTTCTAGTATTGCTAATGTTATAAACAACACTGCTCTTACTAACATCAATTATTTTGAAGTTGGTGCGTTCTTAGATACTACATTAACTATTAATGATACCGTCATTTATGTTGGTAATACAGATAAATTTAAAACCAATGGATATCTTCTTATTGGAACAGAAATTGTTCGATATTTCCGCAAGATTAATGATCGTTTCTTAAATGTAGAAAGAGGTCAAGAGAATACTACTGCTCAAGAGTGGATTGCTGGAACATTCTTACGACAGATTCCAGATCCAGTATCCTTGACATATGGTGGTATCACTGTTGTTGAGTCTGAATCCAGTCTGGTTACAATTAATGCTGGTGCTAAAGTGTTTGCCGCAGGTCAATCACAAAAACAAATTATAACACCAACAGTTAAAGTTCAGAAAGTTTCTAGACAATCAATTGCGAATATTCAACCACAATTTAATGTCGCATCTATTTCGAGTGTAGAAACCGTTGTAAATTACAAACTAGAAACACCATCTAGTAATATTCAGTCATTTACTACATCAGTCAGACAAACAAACTTCAAAAATACAATTCAAACTGTTCAATCAGAACTTGATATAACCAAGCAAGAGTTGCAGGTATTACTCATCACTCCTCCAAGTGGAGCAGTCGATGGATACGAGGAAAGTGTTTTTGTCGTTGATCCAATTAAAACAAGAATTGGGGAAGTTGATTTAATTGATATCAATGGTAGATATTATGTTACACAGCGAAATACCACAGAGATCTTAATATCAAACAGGACATTTGGAGAAGATACGGGATATGTAGGTAACTACACAAAAACAAATCTTGGTCACACAATTAAACATTTTGATGGTTTATTTGATGATGGAGCATGTAATGTTTCTAGTTTAAGTATCTTAGAATTGACTAGTTATTATCCATCATTGACAGTAAACGATTTTGCCGAACGCGGAAATTCTAGTTATACTTTAGTGGGCGATAAGTTTACTCTAATGCCTCCATCAATTCAAAACCCAGTTGCTATTAGTTCTTCTAATGGAACTATTGGTGGTTCAATTGTTGTACAAGATACAACATACTTCCCGAATAATGGATATTTGTTTACTAGTGGAGGAACTGTAATCCAATACACAAGTAAAACAGAAACCCAATTTGATGGTTGTACTCTCTATAGTGGACCAAATTCAATCAATTCTGCTGAAGAATTGGTTCCGTTTACAATTTCATAAATAACGGTATAAATATAAATAACTCAGGCACAAACCCTACGTCGGAACAGAAAACCAATGGCTGCTATTATCTCTGATAAGTTTCGTATTTTTAACGCGAAGCAATTCCTGGAATCCTTGACAGAAGGACCCAGTGAAACAAGTGCCGAGCGCACAAGAATGTATTTCTTTGTTGGGCGTCCTCAAGCATGGAAAGCATATCTAGAAGTATATTCCAAAGGAAGTACTAACTTCACTGTCGGAAATGAAGTATATGTTGGAACATATGGTTCAACTGCTTTCCGTGCCACCGTTGCTGCAGTTTATGATAGTGCCCTCCTTCTTACCGACGTTTTTGGCAGCAACGGCACAAATTCCGTTCCCCCCATTGGTTCAGATCTAAAAGAAACTTCTGACGCTGGTTCTAGCGATACTGGTGCTGTAGCAAAATCCGGCGTTTATCGTTACGCAACAGAAGATGTTCCGCCTCTTCCTTTAGATAATCAGAGAGAAAAAATTGCTGTATATGACGAACTCATTGCTGCGAAGCGTATTACTGATGCCTTTGCAAGAACAGTTATCCGTCGTTACAATTGGGATTTAGTTGCGAACCCTAAATTTGATATGTGGAAACCTGATTACTCTGCTACTCCTGGTGGCGGTGGTCAAGTTGGTAAGCAAACAGGTACAAACCAGACAAGTATCTCTGATGCCAAGTTCTACCTAATGAACTCGGATTATGAAGTATTTAAGTGCTTATATAACGGCGAAAATGTTGCGAATCCAACTGGACAAAACGCAACTGAAGAACCAAAAACTGCTGGTGGTAACTATGCTTCTGCAACTGGTCTTTATACCGAGACATCTGGTGCTGGATACATCTGGAAGTACATGTATACCATGCCAACCGATGATGTTCTAAGATTCCTTTCTTCGGACTTCATGCCAATCGTTCTTCCTGCCAACAATACCCGTACTGCTGTTACTGGTGCTGCTGTTGCCGGAGCAATTGATGTTGCTCTTATTGAAGATGGTGGTGCTAACCTACCTGCTTCGCAAACACTATTCACTAGCATCAAGGGTGATGGAACTGGTGGAGTAATTGAGTTTGCTACAGACGGTTCCGGCACTATTACTTCTGCTAGTGTCCAAGCAAGAGGATCAGGTTATACATATGCTAACGTTCTTTTAGGAAATGGCAACCTCTTCTCTGATGCTGGTTTAACTACAGGAGTTGCGACACCTGCAAATGGTGTTGGTGCTATCGAAGTTGTAATGCCTCCACAAGGCGGTCATGGTTTTGACCACGAGCTAGAACTCAATGGTAAGCGCGTCATGACGAATATTCGTCTAACTTACGCAGAAGGTTCTGGTGACTTCCCTGTTGATAACGACTTCCGTCGTATTGGAATCATTAAGGATCCATACAACTGGGGAACTACTACGTTCTCAACTGCAGACACTCTTAGTGGTCTAAGATCAGTTAAAATTACTGGTGCTACCGCAGATTTCATTCCTGATGAGCAGATCTCTCAAACGGTAACAGATGGTACTGCGAGAGGAACTGTAGTTTCTTGGACACTAGATAGTGGTTCTTCCACAGCAGGTGTTCTTAAGTATATCCAAACAAATGATGCCCACACAGACCAGGGTGTTGTAAGAGCATTTGAGAGCAATGGATCAAACGCTATTTCCGGTGTTCTATCAGCAGCGGCAGGTAATGTTGATACAACATACGCAAGCACACTTCTAGGTGTTGCTTTCACATCTGGTCTTGCTGCTCCTGAAATTGAAAACAACTCTGGCGATATCATTTACCAAGAAAATCGTCGTTTGATCACCCGTGCTCCTGACCAGATTGAAGATATCAAGTTGGTTATCGAATTCTGATCACAAATAAATAACTTCAAATCCTCTGAGATATCTCAGGGGATTTTTTTTATCTCTATAAATACTAAGGACAAAGAATGCTAGTATTTGGCGGAAAACGATGCCACAGAAGACAAACCTTAATGTAAATCCTTATTACGAGGACTTCGACGCGAGCAAGAATTTCTATAAGATTCTTTTCCGTCCTGGGTATTCTATCCAGACTAGAGAATTAACACAAATACAATCTATTCTACAGAATCAGGTTGAAAGTTTTGGTAAGTACGCTTTCAAACAAGGAGACTTAGTTGTCCCTGGAGAAGTTGGTCTTAACACTAAACTAGATTATGTAAAGTTGTCTTCTGTATCAGAAGTTGCTATCAATGATGGCAATAATAATATCGTATATAAAAAATATGATATTAGTCAACTTATTGGATCACAAATCCGAGGTTTGAGTTCTGGAGTTGTTGCTAATGTTTTAGAAACAAAGTTAGCAACAGATTCTACTGCCGATACAGTATATGTAAATTATCTAAGTAGTGGTAATTCCAATTTAGATAGTACATTTCGTCAAGGAGAAACGCTTGAAGTAGTAGACGGTGTTAATACTCCATTGCTAGTCGTTGGAACCGATGGAAGTGTTCTTCCAACTAGTATCCAAATTATAAATCCAGATACAGATGAATCTACTCCACTAGAAAGCCCTGCCATGGGGTATGCTTCTGCAGTAAAAGTGGAAGAAGGCATCTATTTTGTGAATGGATATTTTGTCAGAAATGAAAAGCAACTTTTAGTAATAGACGACTATTACAACAATCCATCGGCAAAGGTTGGATTTACTATCGTTGAAGAAGTTGTTACTCCAGAAGAAGATGCATCTCTATATGACAATTCTATTGGATCTGCAAACTATTCTGCTCCTGGAGCACATAGACTTAAGATCAGTTTAACTATAAAAAAATTCAAACTATCTGAAGCAACAGATAAGAATTTTATTCAACTTATTACAGTATACAAAGGATTAGTACAGAAAAAAGTATCTCCCACAAACTATAGTTTGATTGAGCAGACGCTTGCTAGAAGAACTTTTGATGAAAGTGGCGATTATATTGTCAACAATTTTTCTGTAGACATTAGAGAATATGCTCAGAAAGATAAAAATGGCGGTGTCTATAAAGTTGATGAATTTGGATCATATAATGGATTAACCGAGTCAGAAGCAAGCAGAAAGATGCTTGCTGGTATTGGACCAGGTAAAGCATATATTAGAGGATACGAAATTGTCAATAAAGAGACAAAATATTTAGAAATTAGTAAAGCAAGAGAATCACTCTCAAGTGATAACGTCACACTAAAAACTAAAGGACTCCCAACGTTTAATATTACCAACACATATGGAAGTGTTCCCTTAAACAAGGAAGGCGGAGATCTAACAGCATATCCATATGTTAATTTGTTTGCTACTTATAATGATGGATCTATCGGTCTTAATGGAACAGAAAAATCTACAGACCATAGACAAACCTTAAACAAAAGAGGAACCACATTATCAAGTAATGACGGTATTAAAACAATTACTATTAATGTAACAAATACCACTACTACTTTAGCATCAATTACAGATGGCACATTTGCTAATTTAGCAGATTTGTATTTTATTAAAACTAGAGATGATTCTGGTAATGCCCTTACAACAGGAACATTAAAGTCTTTATCTTTTGCTAAAGTAAACAAACCATTACTTAATTCTAATGAGTCTGTTCTGTTCTTAGAATTGACAGTAGTTGGAGAGAAAGAAGACATTGAATTATTGATGTTGGAATATGATCCAGGAGACAATAACTACCAAAGAAATCTATTCTTATCAGCAGCAGATGCTGCGACTGATAACAATGAATTGGGATATATCATCGACTATAGTGAAACTATCACACCTTTAGTTGGTAGAGCAAAACCAAGCAACTATTTCCTCAAGAATAGAGGTCTTGGTTTTAATTCAGATTCTGATATTATTTTATCTAAAGGAAAATTAGCAGAAGGTGGTGATACATACAATGCTATTTTTGGTCTTTCTTACTTTGATCCTGAATTTTATACAAAATTACTACTAGAAACTACTCCACAAAATAATAGTTTTGGAATTGGTAAGTATGTTGTTGGATTAACTAGTGGTGCTTATGGAGTTGTTGAAGGAGCACCTTCTGGAACATATTCAATTGGCAATATCTTATTCGTAAAAACTCTTTCCGGCAAATTTACTTCAGGAGAATCCATCAGAGATGAATCTGGGGTTACAAATAAAATTGCTACAGATAACACAATTTCTAAATTTATTGTAGTTAATCGTGGTCTTGGATATGCTGATGGTTCTACTATTGTTATTAATGGCGTAGAATACGATGCTGCTGCAGCAGAATTGATGCGTTTAACAAACGGTTCGTTCTACACAATTCAAATTAATAATAAGTCTGCTCTATCTATAGAGTATTCTCAACCACCATCAGTGTCTGTTAAGCAACCAGAAGGAGCTGCTAACCCTAGTGTTAGTGCTGTTATTCTACCTGTCTTAACTAGAAATGCTGTAACAACTTATACACCACAAAATGTAAAATCTGTAACATCACAATATGGATCTGGTAATGCTAATATTTTTACCGCAGACTTAGTTACAGATGATCAATCATATGCTGAAATTAAATCAGTAACCGATTTTACTTTCTTCGGTTCTAAAGGTTACAACTTTATAGAATCTACTAGTTTTAATGCTGATGCAAGTATTTTACTACAGCAAGGAGATGTTATTCAGTTTTCTGATGAGAGCAATACATTAGTTCGTGCTGTTGTACAATATGCTACTCAAAGACAAGGATCTGCTAAGTCTAGAGTATACATGGACACGGTTCTTCCCGGCAATGTAACTAATACTAGTATTGTTAGATTACGTCCAAGGGTGGAAAATGCTAACTTAGGAACTTTACTATTCCCAACAGGAAGCAATCAAATTAAAAAAGTTTCTAGCACACCAGAACAAACAAATATCAAGTATTTTTTCCGTAGAGATTTTGTAACTACAGCGTCTACTTCTGGTGGCACAATTACCTTTGCTGCTCAGTTGCCATTTGGCACACAAAGGTTTGCTACTTTTACTGAAGAGAATTATATTATTACAGTATTAGATCCAGGTGATGCTCCAAATATTAGTAAAGGTGATATCGTTTACGTTGATGTAGATTCTGTAGACATTAGTTCTGCAACTGATACAGCAAGTGGACTGACATCTGGTAGTATTAGTCTCAATCTACCGACAACATACTTTGGAACTATTCCAGTAAATGGCACATTCCCTAAATTAAAACTATCCGCAACTTTAGAAGTTTCAAATGCTAAACCTAGATTAAAAACTTCTATCGAAAATAGAAGAATTGTTGTTACTTCTTCTGGAGATCGTGTAATCCCGTTTAGAGGAACCAATTACGATAGTGATGTTGTCGAAACTATTTCGTATTCAGATGCCTACAAACTAAAATATGTCTACGAAGGTAGTGCAACACAACCACCAACTGTTGACACTTCAGGAAAATTAATTTCTGGAATAGATGTAACTGATAGATTTACGTTTGACAATGGTCAGAGAGATACTGTATATGATGTTTCTCGTATTGTATTAAAACCAGGTAAAGAACAAACTACAGGTCAACTTGTAATTGCTTTCGATTACTTTGAACAATCACAAGGGGATTTCTGTACAATTGATAGTTATATTCATGAAGCAGGTGTAACTGAAGATCTTATTCCTTCTTTTAATTCTTCTGTATATGGCATTGTAAATTTAAAAAATTTGTTAGACTTCAGACCTAAAGTTGATTCTACATCATTTATTGCTGGTTTCCAAGATCAGTCTTCTCTTTCTGAAAGTATAGGTAAGTTTGCCGGAGTAGGATCTGTAATTGCTGCTACACCAGCTCCAGATCTTGGTTTAGAATATACAATGTCTTTTAGTCAAGTACAGTATCTTGATAGAATTGATGGAATTTTCTTAAACAAAAATGGAAACTTTATTGTAAAAGAAGGAAATTCTTCACTGAATCCAACCAAACCAGATCCAATTGATGATGCGATTGCTTTATTTTATGCTTACATTCCCGCATTTACGCAAACTAGCAAAGATGTAAGAATTACTTCTGTTGATAATCGCCGCTATACGATGCGTGACATCGGCAAACTAGAGAAGCGTATTGAGCGTCTTGAGTATTATACCACACTAAGCATTCTAGAGCAGCAAGCTCTAAACATGCAAGTAAAAGATGAAATAGGTTTAGACAGATTTAAATCAGGTTTCTTAGTTGATAATTTTGAATCTCACAAGTCAGGAAATCTTATATCGCTTGATTATCAATGTGCTGTTGATTCACAACAATCAGTCTTGCGTCCACAATCTAAAGAAGATTCTCTTTTCCTAAAAGAAGTTAATACTAGAGAAGATCAAAGATTTGTTTCTGGTTATAAAAAATCTGGTGATATTATTACACTACCTTATACCAGTTTAAATTTATTGGGTAATAGTTTTGCTTCAAAAACACTAAATCCAAACCCATTTGTTGTTTTACAATATGTTGGTGATGCTACTGTATCTCCAAATATTGATCAATGGTATGATCAATCAGTAGAACCCCTCGTGGTAGACACAAATACTGATCTGTATAAAATTTTTATTGCCAAGCAAGATGTAAGAGAAAGTTTCTCAAGTTTATACAATTCTTTTGTTGTTAACTGGGTCGGATCTTCTCCGTCATTTACATCTATTAATTCTCTGGGACAGATTAATTCCTTGGAATCTCAGTCTTCTGTAAGTAATGCTTCTATTTCAAGTTCTTCAAACATTAGTCCACAGAACAATGATGTTGCTAAAGGAGTACAATCTTCTATTGTTAGAGGTAACTCTGTATCCACATCATTACAATTCTTTGCCAGAAGTCAACCAGTTAAGTTTGTAATTAGCAGACTAAAACCAAATACCAATATTTCGGTATTCTTAGAGGGTAGAGATATTAGTCGTTGGGTAAATCCAGATCTTAGATTTACTGGCATCGCTGGTAATTCATTGTCAGCTTTTAATGGCACTGTAACCACAGACAATGACGGCAATGCTAGTGGATTAATTTTATTACCTGCAGGTTTTGCTCCTAGACAAAATGCTACATGGAGTGGCGATGTTGATACGGTTGATTACGATACAGAATCTGAAGAAATAAGAGTTACAACAGGAGTTAAAACGTTTAGATTTACTTCGAGCGATAGCGATGCTGATAAACTAACAGTATCTACGTATGCTGAAGTTAAGTACTATGCTACTGGTATTCTACCAGAAAATCCTGTCAGTGTTATTTCCACTAAACCATCTTTCTTTAAGGCAAATGAAGGTGTTCAGTTTGTTGATAGCAATACCGACAATCCAGTAAGACCAAATCCACTTGCTCAAACGTTTAAAATTGAAAACTATGATGGTGGAGTATTTACCACAGGTATCGATCTTTACTTCAGCAAAAAAAGCAATAAGGTTCCTGTCAAAGTATACTTAACTAATGTAGATTCGGACAAACCAGGTAAAAATATTATTCCTGGAACAGAAAAAATCCTATCTCCATTTACGTATATCAAATTTTTCACAAATGGAAATGTTTATATTACTAAAGGTGAAAATGTAACGGGAACTACTTCTGCTGCAAGTGGTCCAGTTGAAAAAATTATTGACAAGAATGGTGTTGATTTAGTTCCATCTTCTTCTGGTAGATTCTTATTAACAAATGAGCAAGTATATACTCTCGTTTTAAGTAACCATAATGGTCGTTCGTTTAATCAAAACGAGCAACTTTCAGTTCCGTCAGTAACTCTCAGAAACAACACTGAGGGAGAATCTGGCGTTCTGACTGTTGCTAAAGATAGTGGCAAGGTTTCAAATATTAGAATTACATCTACTGGTCAAAATTACACCAACGCAATTTTAACTATTGAAAGTCCACAACTTCCTGGTGGATCTGTTGCTACTGCTGGTGTGGAGGTATCCGATGGCAAACTTTATAATACAGAAATTAGTTTGAATGGATTTGGATATACAGAACCACCATCTGTAGTCATCAAAGGCATCGGTAACGGCGCTGGAGGAGCGACAATTGAAACTGAGATAGAGATTGATAGTCCTGCTGTTAGAATGGGCGTAGCAGTGGACCAGAGCGGTCTCACAGATTCTACTGTTCCATCACATTTTGAATTTGAGCATCCGGTATATCTACAGAATGATACCGAGTATGCTATGGCAATTGAAACTGACTCAACTGATTATGAACTTTGGGTATCTAGACTTGGGGAAGTTGATGTCGCCACAAGTACTGTTATTACGACACAACCTTCTCTCGGTTCAGTATACAGATCACAAAATGTAGATAACTGGACAGAAGATAATTTTGAAGATGTCAAATTTACTCTATACAGAGCAGAATTTAATATCGCTAAAACTGCAGAGTTGATATTAACAAATGAATCTTTAGGTTACGAATTGTTGGCCAAGAACCCATTCAATACTAACGCTACATCTAACACAAACGCGACTTCAAAACTCTTTAGAAACAACAACAACATTATTCAAGTATCACATAGAGATAATGGATTTGAAACTTCTGGATCTTCTTATGTTTTCTTCAAAGGTGCTGTCGAAACTGGCGGTGTAACTTCTGATGTTTTAAATAGCAAGTTATTCCAAATTACAAATAGTGGAATTGACACTTATAATATCACATCAAATATTGCTGCTTCTGGAAACATTGAAGGTGGTGGTGAAGTAGTATATGCTACTTACAATAGAAAATATGAAATTTTATATCCACAAATTCAATGTTTATCATTTAGTGGAACTAAGTTGAGTTCTTCGATTAAAACAACAAATGTTGTTCCTGTGGATTCCCTGACCAATAATTATACATCATATTCCCAAACAGATTATGAAAAGACATTTTTGAATGAACCACATTATTTTACAAATCAAAAGTTTATTGCTTCTGATATTAATGAAACATTGAATAATGTTACTTCATTAACGTATAAGTTATCTCTTTCATCTACCGTTTCTTATCTTTCTCCAGTAGTTGATCTTTCTACGGCAAGTGTCAAAACTGTATCAAACAGAATCGAATCTGCTACTGGACAAGAAGATAGATATGGAAGAAGAGATCAAATTATTGAGTTCTACCCGATCTATAAGTTTAATATAGGAAATACTAGTGGCAGTCAAATCCAAAACAATCAAGCTATTGAAGGATATACTTCAAAAGCAGTTGGCACTATTGCTAAAGTTGAAGGTTCTACAGTTTGGGTGAGACTCAAGACAAGTCAGTTCTTCAAGAGAGGAGAAAGAGTTACGTTAGGAAATCAACCAACGTTAATTGAAACTGTTAATGGTGTAGTTGTACCAGCTGCTACTATTTCTACAAACCCAGTTGAAGTATTCCTTGATATTCCAGATTCAGCAACTATGGTTGCAAGAAATCCATCCGTAATTCTAGAATCGTATGATAATATTATTACTGGAAGTGCGGTTATTTGGAATAACAAGACTCAGAAACTAGAAGTTAGAAACGACACACAACCACTAGCAGATGATTTCACAGGAAGAATTACTGACAATTTAATATTCAATAGAAATTCTGATGTGAATGATCAACTTGCCGATATCTTTAGAGTAGGAGACTTCTTGAAGTATCCGAATCAAGTAGATGATGAAGCAAGATTCTTGGAAATTAAAGCAATAACTTATGCCAACGGAATAACATATGTTTCCGACAATACTTCTAAGAACAGTTCTACTGTAGCAAAATATGTTACAAAGGAAGTTGTAATTAACAATCCAGCAACTGCTATTGATGTTCACTTGACATTAAATTCTAAGGATATTAATGATGTTCAAGTTCTTTACAAATTTAAAAAATCTTCGAGTCAAGAAAACTTTGAAGATGTTAATTGGACATACTTTAATGAAGATGGATCTCCAGATTCACTAGTGATTGCTACTCCAGAAAATACAATTTCTTCGATAGTAGAAAAACAATCATCTTATCAGGATATCACTTACAGTGTGTCAAATCTCCCAGAGTTCTCATCCTTTGCGGTTAAAATTATTATGAAAGGAGTCGATCCATCATTTGTTCCCAAGATTCAAGACATTCGAGCAGTAGCAGCATTCTAATTTCCGCATATGAGTTATATTAAAGTAGAAGGTCATGATGGTCTCGTCAGAGATGAGACCACAGGTGCCATCATCAGTTTGGACGATTCTGCCATAGAATCTAGACGCAAATCAAAACACCTTGGTTCCGCGTTAGAAGACATAAATATGTTGAAGGATGAAGTCTCTGAAATCAAATCCCTACTTAGAGAGCTAATAAAAAATGCCAGCAATTAATGTCGCTAGAACAGATACCTTTGAACAACAAAGGAATAAAATTAATGATATTGGATCTCAAGTATTCAACATTGCCGCTGGTGGTTCCGATTTATCCACAGGAAATTTAAAACTTGGAGATGGATCTAAAAATATACCATCATTATCTTTTATAAGCGATAATTCTCTTGGTTTATTTAAGTCAGATTTAAATATTCTTTCTTTTGTTTCTGGATCAAGAAAGATCTTTGAATATTCAAGTTCTCAAGTTAGTGCGTATAATGACTTATATGTCATTAAAAATGAATTAGATACTACAGGAACTCAAATTTCTACTGCAGGAAGTGGGTACGGAGCAGGATCATATACAGAAGTTCCTCTTTCTGGTGGCAGTGGTAGTGGATCAGAATCTACAATTGTAGTAGAAGCATTTTTGGGTTCAGTAACTACAAACGCTTCGGGATTAACATCTGGTCAGTATTTTGGTGCTACACTTACTGGTGGGTCTGCTCCAGAAAACTCTACATCAGTTAATTTCACAGTTCCAAATATTGAAGGATCTGTAAGTAATGCCGGAAGCGGATATGAAGAAAATAGTTATGATGATGTAAGTCTTACCGGAGGAAATGGTTCAGGAGCTGTAGCAACCGTAGTTGTAGACAGTTCAGGATCTGTCACAGAAATTACAATTTCACAATCTGGTTCTGGATATTTAAATGGAGATGTGCTCTCTCCAAATACCAGCACGATGTCATATATTGATGAAAATGACATCACTCAAACAAGTGGAGGAAGTGGAGCAACATTTGTTATTTCAAATAATCCGAGTAGTATTGACACAAGTACTCTAGTTTTCTCTTCTAAAGGAAGTGGATATCTGGTAGGAGAAACTCTCAGTCTTAAGACAGAAGTAACTGGGGTTTCATTAACAATTGCTACCGAAGAAGGAGAACCATCTACTATAATTGTTATAACAGAAGCACAATATAATCAATTTGTTGGCGGTTCTACTATAACAAAAACTGGTGGAACTGCTGTTCTTGCTGCTAATACAACAATTAGCTTAAGTATTGATGGAGACAGTGGAGATTACATTTTAACTTTATCTGATACTCCAACAACTGCTGGATCCATTACAGTAACTATAACTCCCCCGTATGGACAACCATCACCAAATCTTGTATATACGATTTCATCGTTAGGATCTGTTAGCTCAGTTACTATAACAGATGGTGGAGTTGGATATGCTGTAGGTGATATTTTATCTACAAATCCAGCAAACTTAATTCAAAATATTAGTTATACTGCAACTAGTGTTTCGGTAGAATCATTAACTTTCAATCCAGCAATTTCTCTCGGTGCGTTAACTACATCAGATCAAGTTCAAGTACAAGGAGGAGTAATTGGAGATACAGAAGTTACAACTGCTTCTACTGGAGGAACTGCTGATAGTTCACTATCAAATATATCACCAACTTCAACATCAGGAAATGGTGTTGGAGGATTATTTGATATTTCTTTTGACGAAAATGGTGAAGTAATCTCTGCTACTATAACCCCAGATGATGGAGGATACAATTACCAGGCAAATGATACGGTAACATTTAGTGGCGCTTCTATTGGTGCCAGTGGAAATACTGTAGCAACTGTAACAAGTGTATCAAGTGACGGAACATTAGTTGATGTATTGTCAGTTATTGACGATGGTTCAAATATTACTTCTATAGTTGTTGCTGATGGTGGACAATTTCAATCCACAAGTTTGGTAAAAGATGGTTCAAATGCGTATCCAATCAGTGCTGCCACTTCTGAAAATAGATATCAAATTGGTGGAGTTACAACACCAAATCTAACTTTTTATGTTGGAGATACGATTGTAATTTCATATCCATCTGATCACCCATTTACATTAAGTGCATTTAGAGATGGAATATATTCCCCAAGTTTAGTATCTGCGGTAACTGGGTCAGTAACTGCAGCATCTCCAGTTATGACGCTAAATTCCACTACAGGTATTTTAGCAGGAATGCTAGTGACTACTGAAGGTGCTGGATCTATTCCAGATTCTTTAATTGTTGTTAGTGTAGATGGACCAACTCAAATTACATTATCGGGAAATGCCACAGTTACTGGAGCAATTAGCGCAACCTTTACAGGCGGTGAATATACAGAAGGTGTAACTAGAGTAGGAACAGATTTAACTATTAGTGTTACAGAAAATACCCCTAGTCCATTATATTATTATTGTACTAACCACCAAAACATGGGTGGGGTAGATAACCAAGAAGCATCAATTACTATTGATGCTAACAATCCAAGAACATTTGGTTCTGGTTTATTACTTAATGTAATTAGCGTAACATCATCAAATATTTTCAACACAGATGTAGAAAATTCAACTGTATCAATTCCTACACTAGTAAGTTCTCAAGTTAATACAGTAGATCAAACTCTCACTGGAACTTTAACTGCCGATAGCATCATAGCAACAGATATTAATGTACCAGAAATTACTTCTGCTACAGATGTTACAATTACTGCTATAGATTCTTTAATTATAACTTCCACAGATATTGCGTTTAAAGATAAAATTACTATCGATACTGATGGTAACATCGATAGTGCTGGATATTTTAAAACATCTTCTTACGCAGAATTTAACGAAAAATTACATTTAGAAGAAGATACGATTTCATCAAAAGCTGGTTTTGATATTAATATTATACCAGCAGTAGATCAAGTAGTAAAAATTCCAACAACTACATCTTTAAATATTCCTTTTGGTACTACAGCAGAGAGACCAACATTATTAGCTGAAAATGGATCGATCCGATTCAATACAGAAAGTCAGCAGTATGAAGGTTATAACGCAACAACAACTGCATGGTCTTCTCTTGGAGGTGTTAGAGACCAAGACGGTAACACCTATATTAAAGCAGAAGAAACTGTTGGCGCAAACGACAATACTTTATATTTTATTAATGATGATATTAACACTATAAACGTTACACCAAATTCTTTAGAATTTGTGAATGTGAAGAAGCAAAGTTCTGTTAATACGTCAGCGCCAAATTTTGTTAACTGGAATGCAAATACTCCTGTTGTTGCTGGAGATTATTTAAAGTGGAAGAACAACTTATACGAAGTTATTGTAGACGGTACTACAGGCGGACCAGGATCACCTCCAGTTGATATATCAGGAAGCAATTTTTTAAATGGCAATGCCACACTAGTTTATAGTCAATTAGCTGTAGCACCTATTGTATTTGAAGATATTGAAGAGGTTAGAATTGATCCAACAGGTTCTAGTCCTATTGTCATTAACAATGACTTAAAACTTTCAGAAAATATAATCTCTTCTGTTATCAGTGATATTTTAATAGCGCCAAACAGTGGCAAAAAAGTAAAAATTGATACTAATACAACACTGGTTCTTCCATCTGGAGCGGATGCTGATAGGGGATCACCTGATCAGGGTTCTGTTCGTTTCAATACATCTGCTCTTCAGTTTGAAGGTTATGATGGAGTCAACTGGGGTTCTCTTGGTGGCGTCAAAGACGTTGATCAGAATACTTATATTATACCAGAACTTTCTCCAGGATCAAATGAAAATATTTTATATTTTTATAATGACAATAACAATACGTTAAGACTCACAGCAACAGCACTTGATTTTGACACAGTTGATACTATCAGATCTGTAACCAGTAATGAGTTTGAACTAACTTCATCTCTTCTAACACTTGATAATGCATCAACAACTATTGATAACACTGATACGACAAAAACATTTATTCATAGTAATAAACCAGCATTAGAGTTAGGTCTATCATCTGGATTAAATGTCGATCCAATTTTAAGATTCCAAGACACTGGTGATATTTTTTATAATATTGGATTTGGTACTGGAGTGTATGATGGTGTTAAAATTTTTGATTCTGAACTAAAAGAATTTGAATTAGCAGATTATATAATTTCAACTAAAAAAATTACTTTAGTCAAAGGTTCATCTGAAATTGGAAGTGCTGTTCTTTACAGTACAGTTACTGCTAATGGTTGCCGTTGTACAATTCTTTCAAAGAATACTGCAACAGGAAATAAGTCGATGATGGAATATGGAATTATCAATAAAAGCACTACCGACATTTACAATAACGAATACGGTGGTCTAAATAGTTCTCAGGATGGTTTCACAACTACATTTGATTTTACTGATGAAAATGAAGTACGTGCAACTGTAACTTTAACCAATGATCATTTAGTTGGTAGTTCCGTAGAATTTACTGTAGTCACACACGCCCTCAAGTAAAATGCCTGTTAATTTAAGAGAGTTTGATTCACTTGGTGGATTTTCTATTGATCAAACAACAATAATTGATAAAGATAAAAATGCTAAAGAATTAAATTCTTTAGAAATAAAAAATTCTTTTTATGCCGATTCCAAATCAGTAAAATATATTTTACGTGGAGCTAACAGTGGTTCCTTGCAATTAGATGATGTTGGAACATTAATCAATATTGAAAATAACACGATAAATTTTATTACTGGTCAGATTATTGCTGTAAATCCCAACGGAACATTATTCGCAAAAAAATTAGAAAGTGCTGTATTTTGTAATGGATCCGGTGCAGTATCTATTTCGTCAACTTTAGAGACAACTATAAAAGATGATATTCCCGAAGGAGAAACTTGGGATGTTGTTCCTTTAGGGTCGGTAAATAATTTCACATATAATACTACAAGAGCAGGAACAACATCAAATATTAAATGGATTGCTATGACAGATGTTGTATCTATCGCATGGTCGTAATTCGCTAAATAATAACTAGGAAAGATGAACGAGCGCACGCACCATGAGTTTTCATATCAATTCAGATAAAGAAAAAATTAGAGGCGTTAATCCAAAACTTATTGGTGATAATGAACTCACTATTAGAGGTGGTACTGGATCATCTGAAAAAGAAATTTTAAGAACTCAACTAGATTCCGAAACGGATTTACCTCGTGTTGGTATTAACAGAACTGGACAAAGAGTTAATACTATCACAATTACCGAGTCCGGTTCTGGGTATACCGCCGCACCATTAGTAGAACTCACAGCACCCCCCGAAGGTGGCACACAAGCTTTAGCATCTGCCTTTATTTTCAACGGTCGTGTTATTAACATTGCAGTTAATAACCCAGGTAGTGGTTATAGTACTGCTCCTCAAGTTGTTATTAGTGGTGGTAATGGTTCTGGTGCTGCAGCAACATCCGCACTTGATACCGTTGACTTTGAACTTGATATTAATGGTGCTATTAGAACTTCCACGTCTATCATTTCAGATACGGCGAGAATTCTAAACCTAGATATTGACAACTTTATCACTCCAGATACAAATTTTAGAGCGCCCAACTTAAAAACATATCAAAATAATACTGGTACTTTATGGGCACCAAATATTATTCTTCAGGAAAATTCATTTAGATATTTTGGTTCAAATGTTTATCAGGCACTAAATGCTGGAGAAACTGGACCTAGCGGTCCAGAGCATGTTGATGGTATTGTTGCAAATGGCGAAGTTAACTTCAAGCATGTTGGTTTTCGTGTAATTAATGAAGAAGAATTTAGATATAATGATACCGGAGACGCAGGTGTATATCCTCGTTCTATTACTCCTCTTCTAGGAGATAGATCCGACAAAATTGCTACTACTGAATATGTACTTAACCTAGCAACAAATGACGTTGGTGGTCGTGTTTATGTTTCAGAACAAATTGGTTCCGATCTAAATGATGGTCGTTCTGCTGTTGCTCCTGTTAGAACCATTAAGAAGGCAGCACAAATTGCATGGTCTACTCCTGGTGTCAAAGAAACGTTAATTGTTTCTGGTGGTGATTATGTAGAAGACAATCCCATCTCACTACCACCAGACGCATCGGTTGTTGGTGATAACCTTCGTTTGGTTATTATAAGACCAAACAATCCTGGCAAACACATCTTTAAGTTCGGTGATAAAAACTATGTCACTGGTGTTACTTATAGAGACAAAATTGATGCTAATGGCGATGCTGTTGCTACTTGGGATTATGCTATGGTCTTTGACGACAAGCAAAGAATTCTTGTCGATAAAGAAGTAAATGGTGATATTGGTGTAAAGTTTCCAATTGGTCATCAAGTTTTTGGTCCAGATCAATTCCGTGTTGATTTTACTGGTAACACAGGATTATCAACTCTTGCTAATGGATTGGATGTAGTTGGTTTAAATACTGGTTCAAGAGCAAATATTATTGACGTTAGGTTTGAGGAAACAACTGGCGCTAGCGCATATATTTCTGGATCAGCTGATGTAGAACTAAAAAGTGGTTCTTTTGTTCAAGGCGAACAATTTTCCTATATCACATCTGCTGGAACTGGTGCGGCAATTAGTGGATTAACTATTACTGCTGCTTCTGGAGAGAACAAACTCAGATCTACTTCAGATCCGTCATCTATAATTCCAGCTGGCACATATGTGTTCGTGGATGATACTAACGATGCTGTCTTTACGCAAGGTTATTATCAAATTGCTTCAATTACACCAGATGATATTGATACTCCAACTTATTGGGATATTAGATTTTTTGGTATACTAGGAGCTCCTGAATGGAATAGCACTGCTGCGATTAGTGTTAATATTAACCAAGCAACACCACAAATTGAAACTTTCAATTCTACTTCACTAATTTCAATTAGAGCTGAAGGCGAAGTTGTATCAGTCAACGAAGATTTTGAAGCTTCGTATCCTATTATTAGATTAGATTTCTCGAAGCAAGGAGATCCATCTATTACACAAAACGGTTTCCAATTTGAAACATTTGGAAATTCTGAAGATATTGGTGGTGTTGTCTTCTACACAAGCGAACTTGTAGGTAGAAGCAATACTCACGAATTAAAAGAAGGTGAGGAAATTGTAATCTCTGGAATGCCAACTTCCAATCCAGATCTATCTGCATTGAACGGTAAACAGAGAATTTATAAAGTTCTAGAAGATGCTGATGGTCGTGCTAGAAGATTTGTAATTCCCAAAAAATTTCCTGCTATCGTTGACAATAATATTCAACCAGGACAAACAGCAGTTGCAAAAACTTTCACGAGAAGTGTTACATTATCGCTCCTCAACTCACCAAACACATTCGCAACCGCAACGCCTGTCGAAAGAAGGTATCAAGATGCTGTTACATTCATCCGCAACAACAGAGAATTTATTGCCGATGAAGTAGTAGGAAAAATTAATGATCAATTCAAAAGAGATTACTATTCCGTATATGATATTGGCGGACAAGCAACTGCTCAATTTACACCAACAAATGTAACTTATAATCCTGCTACAGGAGATACTGTATTCACAGTAAATAACCATGGATTATCTGTAGGAAATGGTATCAGGATTGCTGATCAGTCTATCACATTTACATGTGCGATGGATGGCAATCAAACAGAACACGCATTACCTGATACGGATCAATTTGCTAGCGGAAGATCTTTACCTATCACTGCATCTGATACAAACACATTTACTGTAAACGTTGGTGCTTCTGGTCCAGATCAGCAGTTTACACCCTCTGGTGCAAATTATGATCCAGCAACAGGAAGTCTTGTTTTAACAGTCGGACCACATACATTATCTGTTGGTGAAGGTATTATTATTGACGACAATTCGTTGTCCTTCACATGTGACATGGATGGAAATCAGTCAGTTAAGACTTATCCACGTCCTGGTATTGATCCTTTTTCTGGTAGGTCTATGCCTATCACAGCAGTTGCTGAAAATACTATCACCATTAATGCTGGCATTTCAGGTCCCAATAAGTATTTCACACCAACTGGTGCTAATTATAATCCAGTAACAGGTGATATGACAGTCACTGTTGGACAGCATGGTCTTGGGGTCGGGCGTAGCGTTGTTCTTGCTGACAACTCATTTACGTTTACATGTGCTCTAGATGGAAACGTACTTCAAAGCACATACCCACGTCCTGGACAAGATCCATTTGCTGGTAAGTCTATTGCTATTTCTGCTGTAGGTTCTACTCAGCATACAGCAACTGATGCTCCATATGACGCAGCAACTGGTGTAGTAACACTAACTGTTTCAAACCATGGATTTACTAACGGAGACTACGTTCTAATTGATGCTGGATCTCTCACATATACGTGTGATCTAGATGGCAACACGGTACAGAAATCTTACCCGCGTTATAACTATGATTATCCATCTGGACGCTGGTTAGAAATCAGCAATGTAACTACCAACACATTTGATATTAATGTAGGATCTTCTTCTTACACTGGTACTCACACCTTCGTCAGTGCGCTTGCCAATGGCATTGACCACCAAGATGGAACGTTTACAATCAACGTTGGAACTTCTTCCGACACTTCTGCTCATACTTTTATAAGTGCATCAGCAAATGCTATCAAACATGAACCACAATCAATACATAGTTTTTCTGGTTCAGCATCCAATGCAGTAAAACATCTACCACAGTCTGTTCACACGTTTGTAAGATCTGAATCAAATTCTCTATCTGTTGGTGGTAGTTCTTTCAGCATATATCTCGGAACATTAGATCATGTAAATACTTGGGTTAGTGGCGGTACTGTAACTTCATCTACTGGTGCTGTAGCTAACGTTACTAATTTTGTATACGACACTTCAAATACTGGTGTTGCTGTAGTAACAACTGACCAACCATTAACTCTAGCAAATGATGATATTGTAAGACTAGCAGATTTGCTAATTGAATGTGAAGCTGGACAGAAAATTTATCCAGCATACAGTGCTCCAACGTCAACAAATTCTGGAAGTAATGGTGACGTTCAATGTAAGCAAGATGTTATCCACTTCTTAAATGCTCTAACACGAGATTTAGAATTTGGATCAAATCATAATATTATTGAAGCAGCAGATAGATATGTAGTTGGCGCAAAAATTGCTTATATTGAAAATGAAATTATTCAAACAGTTCGTGCGATTGAATATGCTCGCGAACTAGCAATCTTTGCAATGTGTAATTGGAGAACTGGTGACAGAACACAATCCAGTCCAATATACGTCCCAGAGTTTACATCGTCAGAAAGATATTTTGACGACACGGTAATTACAGCAACTGCTGGTAGTCCTGCATGTGATGATGTAAGATCAGCAATCGATACTTTAGCATATCTTTATGTTGATGTGATCGGAAATGATGCTTCTGGAACATATCTAGACGCAGCATACTTAATTGCTAGAAACAGAGATTTAATTGCCGAGCAAGCACTTACTAATACAGAAACTAACTTCCCAACATTAGGTCTTTCTGATCTACATCAAAGAAAGTGTAGAAGAGATATCAATTACATTCTTGGTGGTCTTGTTAGGGATTTGGTTCTTGGTGGAAATGCTGGTATTGTATCAAATGCCGAAACATATTTTAGTGGATCTGTATTAGTTGGTGTTGATGCTTCTCAGTTGCCATCTACTAGGTATGCGTATACCCAAGTTGCTGAACTTGCTAAGAAAGCAATGCGTAACTGGTCTGATGGAACTATCATTCAATCAACACCAACAACAGCAACTTATAACGCATCAACGGGTGAGGTAACTGTTTCTATTAGTGGTTCTGTTGGCAATCCAACAACCAATGACAGAATTGCATTTAAGCAAGGTGCGTTAACATTTAACTGTGCATTTAACAGCGGTGGAGATCACGCAAGTCCATCACCAACAGATAAAAATCGTGGGAAAAGTCACGCAATTACCAATGTTTCTACTGGCGGTGGTCTTACTACTATTACATGTAATGTAGGTTCTTCTTCTTACACAGGAGCACATTCATTTGTGAGTGCTCTTACTGATGGAACAATTTTAATCTTTGATCCGGTAGTACCGTCTGTTAATATTCCAACATTTGAAGACTGGGATATTCTACCATATTCAAGCAATCCTTTGTGTGCTAATGTTTCTTCAACAATTGACACCGAAATGCAATTGTTGGATGATATTTTAGGTGGTGTTGTTTTACCAGGAGCAACCACACAAACGTATGGCACTCTGTTCAATACTGCAGAAATAAGAACATACCCAGATAGTTTTATCTATGATCAAAATAATAATAGGATGGCAGTTCGTGCTGACTACGATGACTATCCTATTATTGAAGCATCACCATATACTCAGAACGCTTCTGTTATCTCCTTCCTAGGTGGTGGCGGTGCCGAAGTTGATGGTAATAAAGTAAAGCAACCCAACTCACCATTCCCTGGTCTAAACTTAGATGGATCGGCAACATTCCCGAATCAGGGTAAATCAATGGTTGCTGCGGCATTCACGATTGTTTCTTTTGGTGGTACTGGTTATAGAGTTGTTAACGATGGTTACACCCAGTTAGTTTCTGTCTTTGTTATTTTCTGTAGTGATGGTGTTATTGCTGAGTCTGGTGGTTATTGTTCAATTACCAACTCTGCTACTAACTTTGGACAATATGCGTTAAGAGCTATAGGATTTAGAAAGGATGCATATGAGTTTGATATCGCAACGGTATCCAATGTGTCCGCAACACCAACTGGCAGAACTATTCTGACTGTTGCTGGTTTAGGAAGAGAACCACTTGAGCATTATATTGTTAAAATTGATGGATATAAAAATTCAAATCCAGATATTGAATATTTTATCGATAGTATTGCCGCTGTTACCGTTGATGGTTCTGGAGGTCAATTAACAATTGATGATGGTACCGGACAGGCAATGAGTTTGATTGATATTTCAAACAATCAAGCAGTATCAAATTCCGTACTGACTGGAAAAACAATTAGATTGCATAGACCATCTATTGTTAACTCATCTTCTCACACTTGGGAATATGCTGGATCGGGCACTAACTATAATGCATTACCAGAAAATGGTGGCACTAAGGATGAATCTAGTGAGCAGGTATCTCAAAATTATGGTCGTGTTTATGTTTCGGGTACTGACGAACTTGGTGACTTTAAAGTTGGCACGTTTGCTAAGATTGAAAACAGAACTGGTAATATTACCTTTACCGGTACAGTTACAATTTCAGAAGTCGAGTTCCTAAAACTGAAAGGTGGTGACGTTGTTGTCACCGGTTTTGACGCATCCAACACACTTGGTGGTGCTAGTGCTTCTGATAGTAAGATCCCAACTCAAAAAGCAGTTAAAGATTTTATTACCAATAATCTCGGACCTTATATCAACAAACCATACTCTACTAATGCTGTCCCCAGAGCTCTAGTAGAACTTACTGATAGTGGAAAAATTTCTATTGATCAGATTCCTGCTTTGCGTCCATTCAGTGTTTACACAGTACCAGATGTTGCTGGAAGAACATCTATCGAAGGAGCACTTGCCGGTGATATTGCGATTCAGCAAGACACATCCACATCATTCATTTTGAATGAAGATAACGATACTTTATTCCTAGGATTTAATCCAGATCCAGCATTAAGTTTTACTATTGGAGATGTATTTACTGGTAGCGTTTCTAATGGAAGACTACAATCAACGGAATATAGAGAAGGTGTAATTTACAGAATCAATATTACAAATAGCGGTTCTGGATATGTAACAGCACCAAATATAGTAATATCAGGTGGTAATCCATCTGCTGGTGCTATTGCTGCTGAAGCTGATTGCACTATAGCAAATGGCGAAGTTGTTACTGTAACTATTACATTATTCAATGGACTATTGGGTGGTAAAGGTTATACTACACAACCAACAATCACATTTGATGCACCTCCTGGTGGAGGAATACAAGCACAGGGTAGTGCTCTATTGGAGAGTAGATTATACGGAGATATTGTTAATAGAATCAAAATTGAAGATACTGATACTATTCAAGATAGCACATCTCCATCTACAAATACAGTTAACCTTACAAGAACTGTTAATACGTCTTCATTTGATATCGCCAACTGGGTATCACTAAGCAGTGAAGCAGTTAGTGTTAACACTTTGGTCTCCAGTGGTCCAAATGAACTTATCTCAACATCTTTACTAGGTGCAAACGCAGCAAACTCTTTCACCTTCTTACGTGGTGATCAGTCATATGCTTTAACAGTTCAGTCATTAAAAGGTGCAGAAAATAGATATTTTGCTAGTCTATATTCTCAAGCTAGTGTTGGAACAAATTCGCTTATATTTACAACCAATTCAAATACTTTAATTGGTCATGAAGTAGTTGACAATATTCTTGGCATCCCCGCAAATACTAATATTACGGGTGTTATTACAACTGGTGGATTGACAACAGTTGCTATTGATAATCCAGTTACTGATATTATTCCCGCAGGAACTATTATTGAGTTTCTAAGGGGTGAGTCTCCAATTACATTTGAATCAACATACACACAAGGTCAATTTGTTGAATCTATTATTATCGCAGCGCCAGGGTCAGGATTTAGCAATGGACAATTCTTTGATGTTCCATTATTTGGTGGATCTGGAACTGGATTGGCAGCAAACATTACTGTTGTAAATAACGAAGTTACTTCAGTTGTGGTAACAGATGGTGGTGTTAACTTTAATGCTGACTTTAGCATTACGGTCCCACCAACTGAAATTGGTTCTGGATCTGGTTTAGTTCTTGATTGTAAAGTAAGTACTATCAACAGACAATACGCAAATATATCACTTGATATTGCGAGAGTTTCTGATCTAACAATTTCTGCTGATCTATATGGAACAATTGGAGTTTCTAGATATAAGAAAAGTCAATTTAATATTGGACAAGGAGGTAATGGTTCGGTTGAACTTAAGACCGGTCCAGATAGCGGTCTAGACGCTGACTTGTTAGATGGTGCTCAAGGTGCTTACTATCTAAATGCTGGCAATCTTAATGCTGGCACTCTACTATCAGATAGATTGGCAGGAAATTACAATATTGACATCTCTGGTCAATCACAAAATACAATTCGTGTTATCAGTGGTACTAACAACCCAGTGTCATCTCCAGCACCAAACACATTTGTTACTGGTATTGTCTCCAACACTATATTTAATAGTGCTGCAGCACTCAATGACGGTGGATCAAAAACACAAATTGTAACTTTCAGACCAGGCGGACAAGGATTTACAGTTGATGGTGGTGTTAAGCAATTAGCATTTACTGATAATGATAACATGTATCTTCGTGGTTCTGGATCTGGTGTTAGTACATTTGGTACTTGGGCAAAAGTTTGGACATCTGGTAATGATGGTGTTGGCACTGGTCTTGACGCTGACAGACTTGATAATAAGCAAGGATCTTGGTATCAAAATGCTCTTAATATCAACTCTGGTACAATTTCAGATAACCGTCTACCAACTTACAAGAGTGCATCTTCCTTCAGAGATCAAATTGAAATCAAGAGTTATTCTGGAGATCCAAGATATAGAATTTATGTTTCTGGTCAAACTTTAACAGACGCAAAATATTCCCCAGGAGCAGACGCTGTTAACCTATACAATTCAAATGACCAGGCAACTGGTGTTATTGAAATTGATGATAGAATTATCAATGATGATGTTGGAGATAATTTCAATGATTACACCATATTGATTGGTAGACTTACTACCGGTAATTTTGTTGGTGCTATAAAAATTGGTGATGCAAATGAATCTGTATTTTTCCAAGATTTTAGTATTGAAGATGGAAATAATTTTGTCGCAGCAACACTAGAAAGTAATTCTGGTAATGCTCAGTTAAAATTAGGAAGATCTGATGGGATTAGTAGTGCTCCGGCAGTTTTATTTAATTCTTCTACGCTAACGGCAAGTTACAATTCAAAAATTGAAGCATCTGGTGGTAACGCAACTGATGGATCTGGACAATTAAATATTGTAGTTGGGGATGAAAATTCTTTAAGCATCAATAGTCAGACTGTTTGGAATGCTGGTAATACCGCATTCAATTCATCAAATATTGTTTCAACTGCTGCGTTAACATCAGCTGTTGCTAGAGACACCAATGGAGACTTTAGTGCTGGAACAATCACTGCTGCTCTAACTGGTGCTGCTTCGCTTAACGTTCTCAAAGCAGGCGATACCATGACTGGTCCGTTAACTCTAACGGGCGCTAATTCTGATCTAAGCATCTCAGGAACATCATTATTCACAGGTGTCGTCTCAATGTCGGACGACTTAAATGTTGATTCTGGCACTCTGTTTGTTGATGCTGGATCAAATGAAGTTGGTATTAATGCCGGAACCAACCCATTATCTACTTTAGATGTTCGTGGCGATGGTGGTATCTTTGTTCGCTCTATTACAAATGCTGTTGGAGCAAAAATTAGATTCTGTGATGTTTCATCCAACCAATCTCAAGTTGGCACACTGAGATACAATCATTCTGATAGTCAATCACCAGCATCTGAGTATGGTGAAGGATTCACTATGGAAGGCACAGAGACAGAACTGTACTTCCGTGTTGTTGGTGATGTTATCGCATCCAGAAAAATGGGTGTTGGCATCAACCGTGAACCAGATTACACTCTGGAAGTTAATGGTAACGCGATGTTCCAAACAGGCGTTACTATCGACACTGATAATGATAACTCTGGTGCTCCTCTAGTCTTCCGTGGATCTTCTTCGTATAGAAACTTTAGAATTGGCAACCAACTAGTTGGCAACCACTTGTTTACTATTCAAGCATCCACCAATAATGGCGGAACAACTTGGAATGGAACTCCAGCAATTACTGTTGCTGGTGATTCAAATAGAGTTGGTATTAATACCACAGCAACTAGTGGAACTGATCCAGAAAGTGGAACCAATAGAAATTATCAACTCAACATTCAAGGAGATGTTAATTTTAATGGTCAACTCTTCCAGAATAATGCTGAGTTTGTTACTTCGCGTTGGACTGAAGCCAGTAACGGTAATGACATCTACAGACTATCTAAGGTTGGAATTAATGTAGCAGATCCAACATACACTTTACAAGTTTCCGGCACTTTTAAAGCTACTGGAAACAGTGAAATTGACGGAACATTCCGAATTGGCACAGCTGCCACTAATAGAATTGACGTTTCTGGATCTTCTATGAATATTCAGAGTGGTACCTTCAGTAGTGGTCAAATTTCCAATGGATTAAAAATTAATGGAGATAAACAGTATATCGACAAATACGGAATCATCAAAAGAAACAGATCTACTATAACTGACAATATAACAATTACAGCATCTGATCGTTGTATGTCTGCTGGTCCAATTGAAATTGCGTCTGGTAACACTGTCACGATTGTAAATGGCGGAGCGTGGTCTGTAGTATGATAAATAATATGATAAAGAGTCATTTTTACAATGAGTAAAATTATTGTACGGGAGATAGAATCTCCTTCAGGTGCTATTAATTTTGTCGGGGGATTGACTATTGCTGATAGTGGCAGTATTTCATATCCCGGCAGAATTGTGCAAATGAAGCATGTTACATATAAAAC